CGGTCATCAAGACCGAGATCTTCACCAAGATCACTGCCCCACTGCTCAAGCTGAGCAGAGGAGATCGGCCAACTAGTATCCCCACAGATGATACCTCTCGAACGTTTGCAGAACGTCGAGTGGAATGCCGCAAGGCAGTCCGGGTACATACGTGTACGACTATCGAGCAGGCTCCACTCCGTATAGAATACAGAGCTGCCCACACGATTCATCTCCTCAACAGCACGACGAGGGAACCAGTTCTCCTGCTCGTCTGTGTCCCTGTCGGGATCATAGCCATCCAGTGTTTCCCGATACTCGAGAAGGATGGCTGCCAAGTCTTGGTCGACAGTAAGCCCAACAGATGAGAGGTATTGACATGCCTCCACTGCATGGGCAGTAGGCTTCAGATCGTCACGTCGTGAGATCTTCACCCTACTCATGCCTTCCAACTTAGGTGCACTATCGTGATGCAAGCTAGCACGGGGCTCAATAGCTCCGTCCCATTTCGCAACAAAGTGTGCGATAGCTTTCTGCACAACGTTGGTGTCGTGGGATTTAAGAAGGTCGAAGTGAGAGGCAGGCACAGCTTTCTCAACTGCGATGATGACGGGCATGGTAGCTTGGTCAAGGATCTTGATAGGATCCTGTCCCTTGTCCATGAACACCTTCAGCCTCTTGTGCTCCGTGAAGTAGTCTCGGATAGCAATTTCAGCTGCTTCCTTAATGACCACACGTTTTTCCGTAAGCGTAATCGCCATGCGATGGTCTCCAAACGGAATTTAAAAAGTGTATCCCAGCACCGTACTGGGAACAAGAAGTTTGCCGGGCAGACATGCGGCCTACCGTCGTAGGACCACCCCGGCTTCCCTTTCACCCTTCCTTGGTGGGAGTGCTGCCATCTTAACGATGGCGTCGTTAGTAAGAGCGGAGTCTCACCGTGAGAATCCCAATAGATACCCTCTCCGAAGAGAGGGCATCGTTGAGATTGTCAGTCGTTCATGTCATCCTCAATGATAGGCGGGACGATGATGTCCTTGTCGCATCTTTCGTAGTCGCCCTGTCCGAGCTTGACGAGAGGGTCGATAGGCCGTTGCCTTCGGCACAACTCGCCAACATAGAAAGGATTGGCTGGGCTGTCCGCCCCGGGAGGTTGGACCATGAGAGGAGGGTCCAAAGCCTTCAGCCGCCTGAGGTAGGGATGTACCCACTCCCGGGAGCTGACCGCTTCCTTGAGGAGACAAGAATACTGCTCGTCTCGTTGTGCCCAGCCGTCATCCCAGCCTTCATCGTAGGCTGTGCTGTAGATGTCAAGGTGCACAATACCCGAGAACAGCCAGACCATGCACGCACTGCCAGCAGCGGCAGCGACGAACAAAGGACCGAACATGAAGTCCATGTGTGCGAAAGCATCATATGCCATGTACGCACACGCGATAGTCAGGAACCCGCAGACAATTGCTGCGAGAACACAAGCGATAGCCTTGATGTTGATCATCCATCAGGCCTCCTATATAGAATGCCCATGCTACCCGTTAAGGCAGCATGGGCTGGTCATTCGTGCATTCTCCGGTTTCGGTTGCCCTTTCGCCAGTACCGGAGCTGGTCTGGCTTAAACGTGAGGTTCCCCGACGAGTGGTCGGGGATCGGTAACACAGTTACCTTCTTCTTCGTGACCTTGACGACGATGCCTCGTCCACGATGCTGTGCCCCACCGCGAGGCGGCAGGGTCACAACATCGTGGACTTTGAAGCTACGCTTTGCCATCAGTGCACCCACTGAGGCATGTCGTACTGCTCGTTCGGATCATCCATCTCGTGAGATGGCGAACCAAACCAGCAGCTTGGATCGATAAGATCCAACCCGATCTGGTAGGGAATCCAGCCGTCGACTGTGTTCTCGACGAGGAACTCGCCGAGCACAGCGACATCTCGAACGCTCTGGCACTCCAAGATGGATGTGCCAAGGTTGGCAATGACACACTCATTGATTGTACGCACAGCACGCTGTGGTACAATAACAAGGAATGCCACGACCAGTACGATGAGTACTGTCTTCTTCATTCTTGTCTCCTTTGACAAGGGGGGTAAGGGGGGATAAGGTTGCTCCATGCAACCATTACACCCCCAGACAAATTCGTGACCCCCTAGTCGATTTACCCCAGTGCGTCTGCTAGTTTACCAGATGTCCCCTGTTGCCCTCTAAGGCGATCTACCATATCGGGCTCAACTGAAGTCGGCGCGGGGACGGGAGGCGAGGCGGGGGCTGGGGCGGGCTCTGGGACAGAGGTGGAGGGCATCCTTGGTGGAGGAGTCATTCCTTCCATTTCCTTTGGAACCTCAGGCACAGTAGTATCCCTAAATGGAATACTCATGTTTCGCTGAGCCTCATACTGAGGCCACCTAAGCTGCTGCCCAGAGAACTCCTCTAGAAGCTTACGTAATTCTACATTATATCCCTGATTGAGAGCGTGAGAGGTCACTCCGTAGTGTATAGGGGCTCCTGAGCCTGAGCCGGACCCTCCTCCACCTGAGCTGTGCTTACGTCTTGTAATGCTGTCTCCGGCTGCTGTGTAGATCCCTAAGCGAAGGATACCCTCGCCCAGCAGGGGAACAACCCTAGCAGCATTAATCGTGTCCTGCCACTTATGGGGTTCGTCGTCTAACCAAGACTGTCCTGCTTTTAATCCTCCACCCAAGGCTGTGAATACTGCTGCCGTTGGGACAAATCCACCGGGCTGTCTGGTGGTTCTACCTTGAGCCATGCTTGTAACCTGAGCTGTAGCTTCTGCTAAGAATCCCATGTATCGACCAAGGATAGGCAGCCTACTGGCATACAGCATTGTAAACTGTACAGGGTTTTTCTCAAACTCATCCCAGATGTCTTCAGGATAAGCACCCATAGCTAATCTCAATGCAAGCATGTAAACCATATCTAACATAATCATACTAGCTGCACCAAAAGCAAACCGAGTAAAATCAAGACGATTGGCCTTACGATAAATATGCTGACTAACGAAGAGCATGGGGTATCGCCGGAAGATTTCAAACAAGGTATCCATTGCACCCACACCAGATACCTCTCCTGTCTTACTGACCATTGGGGTAAAGATATCAAAGGCATTAGGAGCCACCAGCACTTCTTCGATATAGCCCTTCTCAATAAACCTAAGACCAGAGATAATCTTCTTTCTTGATTGATATTCGGGATCGGTTACTTCAAGACCACTCCTGTGTAACTTACCTAACATCTCACCCGGACTGTAGTACCTGTGTTCTTGTGTTCCTTCTTTAACCATAGACTGAAGGTTATCAAAGGATCCGTCCTCAAGATTTAAAACTCCCGCTCTTAACATATATGAAATAAGGGGGAGGTCTCCTGCTAATATCGTACCAAATCCTGCCTTACGCATTCTATCTCTTAATGCTTTGGGATCGTCCCCTAAAGGTTCGTCCCTAATTAACTGAGCCAATCTTTCAAGACGGGGAACACGGGATCCGTCTTTACCCTTAGTTGTCTTATGTAAAAGATTGTCTGTAATAAAGTTTCTAGCTGATACAGCTCTAGACATTGCAATAGTTTTCAACATATGCTGGGCAGGTCGCATTGCCTGTCTACCCGTAAAGTTTACAGCCTTTACTGCCCAATTCTGTTGTATTGCATTAGCTGGCATTTCGTGATCAGGAAGGTGTCCCTTAGTTAAAGCCTCTACGGTATGGACAAGATCTCTAGCAACTCTTTCCTGTCCCTCTCGACTAAGACCTAAGATAGGAGCAAAGATTCCACGCAGTGCGTTTACAATGTTACCCTTGCCCAAAGCTTCCTGAAGGACGTTCATCATTCCTTCAACAGTAGCAGTTGCCATTGCAAGGTTTCCTCCGAATACTGTTCTAGTAATGCCCGGAGCCATTTGCATAAAGATATTTTCAGTACTACTTGGTCCTTCAGCTGAGTGCTTAATTCCTCTTGTAACATCGTGCTTACCCCTAAGAACCTGAGCAGACTTAACCATGTGGTTTTGGGTTTCTCTAGAAACGGGAGTTCCGTCGTAGTTATAGAAGGTTTCTCCCGGTCCTCTACTAGCTACCGTTTCGAATAAATTCAGAAGATCAGATACATCTCCAAAGATATTAAACTCATCTACCATCATCTGTCTTTCAAACATCTTATCGCCTCTGCCTTTTTTCATATCATCCATAATATCTCTAGGACTAAGAATAAGGTGAGGTCTGATTACTGGATCAGAGGCTGCTTCAAGAACAGTAGGCATAGACCACATATCCCAAGTATAGTACATACCTGCGGACGCACGATTCATTAAGTTATGTAAGTGAAGATCTACTGCGTTTCTAATTTTCATTACATGGTGTTTTCTTGCGGTTGTTCTTCCGGGGGAGTAGTGAATAGAGTCTGGAACTATTGCATCCAATGCTGGGCTGTCTAATGCCTGTATTCTGTCTCCTTGGACTACATGATTTTTAGAAGCAGCTCTTTCATACCTATCTTTAAAAGCATCCCAATTAATATTATGGTCATTCTTAAGTTCACTTACAGTAAGTCTCTTATGTCCCATTTCCCGCATGATTGTTAAAACACCCTGTCTAAAGTGTTCTAAAGCATTTGTAGCAACGTGATCATCCGCAGAATATAACTGATTAACAACAGCCTGCTTTCTACCTGCCACTATTGCTCTGTCTTCTATGTCCTTACCTTCTGCTTTATTAGCAGCTTCTGCTGCCTTATAAGCAATCATCTGGAATAGGCTTCCGTTATCTACATTCTTTATTTCTTCTAAATCATTCTTAAGACCTTTAAGAGTATCAAATCTAGGAAGAAGACCTCCACAATACATTACGACAGGATCTATTAATTCTTCTGTGTTTATGATTTTATCTTGAAGCATTGTACCCATGTTATTCATAAATCCAGATCTAGCATCGTATTCGTTTAAACGTTTTGTCATTTTGTAGGGAAGGGTGTGAGTATCGTCTGCTGTGTGCTCACTGATAACCCCAAGTTCTTTGCCCGCAACCATATAGTCCTGCATAAACTTAGACAATGATAAAGCAATATTTTCTATTTCTGTTTTAATCTTACCAGCTAACTCTACTCCCATGCCATCTTCAACAAGCTTTGATAGTTCTACTTCGTGGTTTGGGTTTTCGGTCTTGCGCATAATTTCAAAGTAAACAGCATCCCAAATTTTTGCACTTCTTTCTTTGGCCTTTGTTGTAAAGTGTGCCTCGTGTCCTAAGAATTTAGTCATCCAAGGCTGGAGCAAGTTTGTGATTTTTGTTTGGGACGCTATGATTCTTTCCTGATATGTAGCAATCATTCCCACAACATTACGATTAACAGACGGTGTACCCCGTACATTAGTGTACTGTCCAATAGTTGTAGCAATGTCATCATTTATTAACATTGTCAATAATGCCTCAAAAGGATGAGGACCATTCCAAGTATGGTTAGCTCCTGTTTTACCTACGGTTAAGTCTGCTAATCCTCTAGCCCACTTAACAGGATCTCCGTGTCCCATAGATAGCATCATTGTTGCCGCCTTCATAATCTTATGAAGAACAACGCCACCACCCTGACGGAATTGAGCACCGTATGTGTCATCTAATTTTGTCATAGCGTACTGTAAAGCAGCCGCCATACTTGTCATGTTTACAGCGTCTCCTCTACTTGTATCAATAGATTTCATCATAGCGGATAAGTCTAGCGTTCCGTTAGGACCAGCAAATCTTTCCATATTTTCTGCATGGGCTATTTCATAATCATATCTTGAAAGCCCTGCTGCCAGCATGTGATCTGCACCAGATCTTGGATCATTAAGCTCTTCATCTAATCTAAGAAATCTAGAATCTTGGGCATCGTCTCTGTCTTCTCCCAATTCAGCCAAGTCACTGTGCTCTTTGATTTTTGTTTGAAGCTCATCTAAGCTATAGATATAATCATTAGCAGGATCTTCAAATCTTTTATCCCAGAACATTTCACGAGTAGTACCTTCGTTTTGTATTTCAGTGAATGCTTTCTTTCCTTCAGGATCCCATCCCAGTGTTTTCTGTATTAAGGATTCAACATGTCCTGCAAGTTTAGGATCTTCGTAGTGGAAGTTTGTAAGGACTGAAGCTACTCTTAAGAAATGCTGTCTTACAAAATCTAAAATACGATCAATAATAGAATCAGCCCTTCCCAGAACTCTGCCTTCGTTCTCGTCTAATTCAAGAGCAGGAAGGGAATCGTTAACTAAATAATAAGAAGTTAACGCAGCTATAAATTCTTCTGGATCTTTCAAGTAGGAATTATATTCCTGTTCAGCAACAGCTGTCCACTGTCCTCCGTGCCAAGCTTGAACAATTTTAGCTAATAGAGTTCTTCCTGCCTTACTGTGATAGAGATCTACCCACTGTCTCCATGTTCCACTATTATCTGCTACCCACTTCATTCTACCCATATGACTTAGTTCGTGCGCAAATACTAACGCAACATTTGGGTCATTAAGGGGAGTGTCTAATTTATTTCCCATCCGTATTACAAACTTACCATCTTCGGATCTTTTTACTCTAGGCTTTCCTTCTCTAGCTACAAAGTCTCTGCCTATTTCTAAATCAAGAAGATTCATTGGGTTGATTGCCCACATTCTGGATACTAACGCTCTAAGCCTTTCAAGATTTCGAGGGGATACTTGTCCCTCCAGTCCATCTAAATCAGACGCAACTCGACGAAGGTTCATGTCTCCAGTACGGTTAACAGCTTTTCTAAATTCATCAGGATCTTTTACTAAGCGAATTAAATCTTTACCCGTAGAGTTTAATCTTGATTCATCGGTTTCAAATGTTGTGATATTACTATCTTGTTCAACATCTAATAATTCTTTGCCTATAGCATATTCTACAATATATCTAAGTTCTTCTTCAGCAGGCACATCCGGATCTCTGCTATCTCCAATACCTTCAAATACTAACTCATCGTTTTCTAAAGTAAAGCCTAATGATTCCCAATCTACAACATCTATCCCTAGACTCTTTCTCACAGTGTTTCTATTTTCTGCTACCCACTGTTTAAAGTTTTCTGATGGAGAAAGTTCTGCATTTAATCCCTCTTCCTCTGCGGCATGCGAAGCCCATTCTCTTATTGCGTTTATTAAATTCGTATGCCTTTGTCCAGTAAGTCCTCCACCACGCCAGTCTATTCCCGCAACCTGTCTAATTTGTCGGGCTAATTTTTTAGCTTGAGCAAAAGCTTCAGCATTGGTTGCTTTAGAGAACCTATCCTGACCAATGAAAGTTTTAAAGATTGGTCCGTATGATTTTAATTGTATAAACTTATTCCAATCATCTAACTGAAGCATAATACCTAACCACATTGCTACAGCTGCATTTAAATCTCCGTCTACGTCGTCTGCAAGATTTGCTTCTCTAGCTCCTTCTACTACAGATTCTAGTTGTGCTAATAAGGCAGGAGAGGTTCCTGAATGAATATTTGTAGCCTTTAAGTATCCAATTTGTTTTTCAATCGGACTAAGGAATGATTCAAACCAAGAATCTCTTCGGCCCATTCTTGCAGCATGGTCTCCTTTAGAATAGTGATCCAAATCTACAACTTGAACTATAGCACCACCCTCAGTAGTTCTTGTCTCATCTGCAACCATCCTAACGTTAATTCCTGTTTCTTCCTTAGTGGCTATGATTCTTTCAAGAGCATTGCTTCGTTTAATCTCTGCTTCTCTAATCTCTCGTTCGCTATGTCCAAGACCTTCTTCAATACTTCTTGAAACAGGTTGGACTTCTCTAGGAAGACCGGTTACCGGATCTCGTTCAAACCCAAGTGCAATGTTCCCCCACTGAGATCTTCGGGATTTCATAATTACTGGCATAGATTCTAAGTATGCAAATAATTCTAATGCCTTGTCTGGAGTAAGGGCCAGTGTTCCCTTACCTGTAACTTCGGTCTGCGTATTGACAGTTCTAAATACACTACCACCCATTACGTGAGGCATAAGCTTTGATCCTTGCCTGCCACCAACAGCATCAGGAGTCGAAGAAGCAAGATGTACTTTCATCTTTTCCATCTTACCGCCAGCTACTTTAGGATCACTTGTAATCTGGGTCTCAATCAAAGTATCAAATACAATGTCATCCTTTCCGTTCTTCTTTACCCACTCTTTAGCTTGAGCGATAATAGCATGGATGTGACTAGGATCTATATATTGTTCCCATAGATTAGGATCTTCCCACATAGCTAATTCAATTACTTCACCCTTAGAGTTACGTCGTATATTTCCCTCGCTATCTAAGGCTTTAAACTTCTTATCAGCATAGGGTTTAACTGTACTCCCATCTGGAAGAGTAACCGTAAACTCCTTTAAAACACTAGGAAGTATTTCGTTTGTATACAGTACACTTAAAAGATGGAGATTAAAGTCGGTAGACTGTATCAACTGAGCTAACATTTTTAACTCGTTTGTTTCTATTTTAGCTCCGTTCTGTCCCAACTTATTTATTAATATTACGTTTTCTCTAGGAAGAATGAACGATAGTGCTTTATCTAATCTAGTAGGCGAGGACAAACCAATACCTCTAGGATTATTCTCAGACATTCTAGATGTCAAAAGCTCTAACCATTCTGGCTCTGTAATGTTTTCTTCCCCATACTTTGCAGCTTGGACCGATAGTTCTCTAGCACTATCAGACAAAGTATATCCCTTAGCTGATCCGTATTTAATGTCTCTGGAGAAATGAGTAAGATCGTGTAAGCCCTTCAACCACTTCTCTCTATATCTTCTCGCATAAGCAAGCCCTTCTTCTTCCGTTGTATTAAAATCGTCATATGCGGGCAAATCATTAAGCTGGGATTCTCTAAGACGTTCTATCTCTCTAGTAACGTACCAATATATCAATCCCTCAGGACTTTCTAAATCTTCAAGTACGTCTGGTCTAAGAGAAGCCCACTCTCTCATATCCTGAAGAATGGTAACAGCCTTGCGTCCAATCTCATCATCAATATTAAGCTCTAACAGTTCATCAATCCTGATAGGTCTTGGCATTGGAAGATTCTCTCTTTTCCAAGGCGGCTTCCATCCTAACAATGCTGGATGATCTTCAAAGATACTTACTCCCTTGTTAGTAGTATCTCCTACTCTTGCATCGATAGCGGTATCTGCTAACGTTGGATCAATTCTGGCAATAGGAGCCATTACTTCGTTTATCTGTCTCTGAACTCCTTCTCTTTGAAGAGCGGGGATTCCTCTATTGAAATAAGACATTCGTTTATACTTGGGAGTTAAAGACAACGGACCCTGAGGAGCTACGGTAGACATATATAAATCATGTTCTTCTTTAGTTCCAATAGCTTCAGAAGCACTGTATTCTCGTCTGTGGTATTCAACCTTAGCTCCGCCCATAGCCTTAGCAACTTTAGAGCTTCTATAACCACCAAGAATTTTAGCTCTGTTGAGTAAGATAGCCCTGCCGTGTTCTCCGCTAGCTAACATTCTTTCCTCAAACTCTATTTCGCTTGCTATAGTCCTATCAGTTTCTCCTTCTGGAGTACGGAATCTTTTTTCATTATGCTCATACCACATCCTATTTAAACTATCTATTACTGCTATCTCACTGCTTTCTGCATGGTAGTCTGGGAATAGTTTAGGATCTAAAGTATCTTCTCCTGCCATATAAAGAAGCTGATCGATATCCATTAGCCTATCTAATTCGGCATCCACATCTTCTCGAGTTTCTCCCTTAAAGATATTATCCTTCATATCAAACATACCCATAGCATCTGGATCTCTATTTTCTAACCAGTCTCCAAGAGCTTCTTCAAAATCTTCTCTTGTAAACTCTCGTCCCTCTTCTCGCAATACTCTTTCTTTAGCTTCTTGCATGAAAGCAGTAAACTTTTCAGGATTTACTGCTACTCTATTTGCAAAGATACCGTGAGTATCTAATCCACCTACACTATAGGATCTTGGAGAACGTTGTGTTGGGAGGTTTAAGTGGAATAATAGTTGGTTTTCAAGTCCCATCCAGTCTTCAGGATCAAAATCAGGGAATCCAAAATCGTTAGCTACTTGCTTCATTCGTTGCATATTCAAACTATATGCACTTGCGTTTAGAATATTCGTAGCTCTAAACAGTCGAATGTTTTCCCAACTCATAGTATTACCGTGAAGTATTTCCTGTAAACGTTCCCAGTTAGGGCTGCCGTCATTTAAATTCTCACCCTTGCGTTCTACTTCTTCTATAAACTCTCTTGCTTTACCCCATCTATCCTGATACTTTTCTTCTAATTCAATTCTATTTTTATCAGGATCTCCGGGCATTCTCTCAGCCAACCAATCTAATTTAGCATCTAAGTCTCTCTTAACACGCTCGATGCGGTCCATAACATGAATTCCGCCGTCCTCACCTACCAACTCCTGTGCCCCCTGAGCAGTCTCGCTATCCCTAGCAGGAATCGTAGTTGATTGTACAATATCTCTCCACGCCTCAGAAAGCATTTGTGAGCTTCTGCCTTGAGTATAGAAAGACATTGCCTTCTTTCTCATCGTGCCCTCAAAGCCCATAGCAGCATCAAGGATATGGCCTACAGTTTTACCAGCGTGGCCTAACCAAGACTTACCTAAGTTTAATAATTCTTCGTCAGTAAACTTTAAATTCTCATCTGCAAAAGCTGCCTCTAAATCTTTTATCTTTTCACGAGATCTAGGGTTTGCCCCAATAAACTCTAATTTCCAAGAATCAAGACCACCACCATATAAACGACGCAAGACAGGAATCTTAAAGAATTCTCTACAAGCCTTAGCCTTCTTTAATTCTTGACCTTCCATAGTAGCAAGAGCATTTCTAAAATCTTCTGCGGTATTGATATTATTGTCTGCCAGCCATTTAAATACTACGGTATTCCACTGACCAGAGCCCTGAATAAACTCATTATCAGAATGCTTCCCTCTCATGGCAGCGACAGCACCCAAGCCACTATTAACGTATATATCTTCTAAAGCTAAGCTAATAAAGTTTCCGTCTTCATCTACTTTAGCATCTCCATTCTCATCTAAAAACTCATACCTGTTTTCATTGTCGCCAGCTAATAGTGCTTCTATTTCACCAAGCTGTCTAGCAACCCCCTCATCACCTATACGGGAAAGTAATGTAGTAATCTGGAGTCCACTACCTACTTGGTCAATTTGATTTGAGTCACTTAGGATTTCATTTATATTCCATTCCTTGCCCGGATTATTAGCTAACCATTTTTCTTTACGTTCGGCCAACCAAGCTAAGTGAGCAGTAGCTACTGTTTCAGTCATCCCCTTTAAATTGGGAGACATCTCTTCCAGAGCAAGGGTTTCTCCTAAACGTCCCCAAGGAACAATATTATCGTATCCTACATTTAGTCCGGCTATTGCCAGTGGCTGTGGATTCTCAGCAGTATTCTTAAATCTAAGAGTTCCACCGTTAGCAATAGTCTGAGCATCTTGAATGAAGGAGTAACTAACATGAGCCATATCTAAGAAAATCTCTAACATGAATTCCTTAGCTTCTCCTCTTGTCATTATCCTTTCCTGAAGATGGCCTCCTATAATCTGAGGGACGACATATACATCCATTTCGTCAGCTACTGGATCCATCTTATCCTTAAGTCTAGATTCTTTATATTCAGCGTGTGCTTTGTTATATAAGATATCTTTTTCAGCTTGGGTTAAAGGTTTACCTGATTCAGCTCTTTTTAAAACTTCCCTAACCCGTAATCTGAACTTATGATTTTCTACTGCTCTTCTAATTTCCCAAGTAGGTACAGGAGCCGCTGCATTTGTATCTGCCTCTAAAGGAGCAGCAGTTCTGACAGATTGTCCTATTACTCTAGATTCTGTAGTTGGGATATCTGGTACTTCTCCTACTCCTGAAAGCCTGCTCTTCTCAGGAACAAGCTTTCCAATAATGGTATCAACAATCCCATCCCCCGCTTGTTTAGGAGAGGACCACGAAATCTCTCCGTTACCAAATCCTTCAATAGTATATTCTATATAATTAAGATGTTCTGGTCCCACTGTATTTAAAAGATCTGAAAGTTCTGACATAATATAACTTGTAATGTCGGCTGTTTCCTGAGCTATTCTACTATTCAATGCTTCCGGAGATTCGCGCTCAAATTTTTTCTTTGGATCGAGGCCTATTAACCCACGAAGAGCTTCTCGATATTTTCTCCGTCCCATTAAAACTTCAACTCTTTGGTGGATAGCTTTTTTAACAGCACCTACAAATCTATGGCCGTCAGTTTGTTTAGCAAATGATGCAGGGAATCCAGTTTCTTCATCAACTGTTAAAATGAATCCGTCTGCTTCAAATCGTTCTTTGTTAAATATTCTATCAGCTTCTATTACGTTATTTAAAAACTCTACTGTTCTGTGTAAGTTTGGTAAATTAGAAGAGCTTCCTTCTTCTAAAAGTTCTTCTAATAGTTCTGATGCGATGTTCTTACCGTGATCTGCTACTATTCCTTCCAATCTGGATTTAGTAATCTGTTGCCATGTGTTTAGAATTTTCATTACCGTAGCATAGTCAAACCTAGCGTGGGAGAATTCCTCGTTGCCTGACCAATATGTAGCAATTCCTTTTTTACTCGCTCCCTCAGTTCCCTCTGGATCAATCATTGCTTCTCTGAATATAAGGTGAAGCGGAAGACCTAAGTCCCAGAAATACTCAGGCATATTTGTAGTAAGTCTCCAAGCAGAAATAGTTCCTTCATTGTCTATTGCTCCAACCGTATTTGACAAATCAGATAGGTTTGCTTTAAACTCTGCAAACGCTTTGGAGTCTTGTTCTATAGAAAATAAAGCTCCACTCTTAACAGGAGATCCTATTTCAATATTCTGAACCAACCAATCTTGATCATAGTCCACATCAAGAATCTCACTATCAGAAACTTCATTAGCAAACCGACCTTTATATCTATCTTTAACAGCGTCTGATCTTTTAAATCTTCTGTATCTAGGGTCTTGCTTTCCTACTCGAATATTCTTTTTCATGTCGGCAAAATCTTCATCAATCATAGTTTTTAATTCAGCAACATTAATAGAAGACTCACCCTTGTTTCTGTTACTCTCAAGTTTCTTTCTTAACTTTGACCATCTAGGCAGTCTATCTATAACTTGTTTAGCAGAAATGGGGGTATCTGGATTAGCAGCAACATGTTCACTAATAAATTGATCTACGGTTTTTCTCATTCCTTTTAGCTGAGCTTCTTTTGCTCTTCTAAGTTTTTGTGTTTCAGCAATGCCCCTGACTTGCGCCATGCGGATAACTTCACTAACCATGTTCTCTTGTTGGTATTGTGCGAAAGCAACTTGGTAATCTGCTAATGCTCTATTCTGTTTTTCTACATGATCAGCCCACTCTCGTCCTTCTGAGGATTTTTCAAAATCATCGTGGATTTTTTTCATTCTATTGCCAATTCTTTCGACAACTTGCTTCAATTGTTTAATGCTTATCTTCTCGCCGTCCCTAACTCTTTCTAAATACTTACTTCCCCTACCCTCAAGAACTTCTATAGCATCATTTATAGCTGCTTGTTCATCCGAGTTTAAATCTGAATAGCGAAGACCATCTGGATATTCTTCTTTAAAGTTTTCACGCATAAACCTAATTTGTATTTGCTGTATCCCCAGCCTTGGTTTAGCGAATTTATGCATTTTTTGTTCCCAAGGCTTAACTTTATCTGTTTCAAACTTTTTAACATCTGCTACAATTGTAGAAAGAGTCCTACCTAATTCAATCAGCTTCTTGTCCTGCCCCGATTCTCTTAAATAAACATTCATTGATTCAGTAGCTTTCCTACTTAGTTCGGCCATTTCTGACAAAAGGTTATCAATTTCTTTAATGTCTGTTTCAAGAGCTTCTTTCGCGTCAGCATCGGAAGCATTATCATGTTTCTTCTTAAGTTCTTCTTTTACCCTTCTTAACTCTGCTCTACCCTTTTTAATTTTGTCCATGTTTTCTTGGTGCTGCATCATTCCAGAAGAAGGTTCTTTTTCTACTATGGCTTCTTCTTCTGTATCAGCTAAGTCTGTATCTGTTAAGTCTGTATCTGTTTTCTCTTCAACAACGGTAATAACAGGAGGGTTTACCTTATGCTTCCTAGCAACTTTCTTAGCGTCGCTTTCAATCTTTTCAATTTTATTTGTCTGTTCGTCTGTTCTATCTTGGAAATTGTTGTGAACTTCTCTAGTTTTCTTCACAATCTCAAGCTGTATCTCGGCTGCCTTTTCTCTCTTTGCTTTATCAGTAAGTTTATCTACTACCGCTTTGCCGCCGTTTTCTTTATAAACCCGTTCCTTTAGAACATCGGGAAGAAGATCGAAATAGTTTCCTTTTTCATTCACATCATCTAAATACTCATCTATAGTTTTGTTTTCTCTTCTAGCATTCTGTGCTATAGTTACTTGGGTTCCTAAGACCGACATAAACTCAGTATAGTTATCTCCCTGCATAGCTGCCTTGATGTCTTGATCTTTAGTAGCCAACTGATTAGCTAACCCAATAGCGAGTTCAAGACCAGTCATTTTCTTTTGAGTACCCGTTGCATTATCTCTAGCTAGGATTAGCTCTCCTAAAGCACCGTTTATCTTATCAAGAAAAGTAAGATCATCTAGTTCTGTAGTTACTTTGAGGGTCTCTAAAAGACCTGCTAATAATTCATTTTCATCTAAAGACTTTCCTACAGATTCACCTTCTACTAATAGTGAATTCATAGATGCAAAGATTTCTTCTTTCTTATCGTAGGCATCCATAGAAGTAATAACAGAATCAGGATTCCACATACTTATAGTTTTCTCTCCAAGAGTTCCTAAGAATTCTCCTAGTTCAGTTTTTCCTATAGTTCCTTCCCAAGCCATCGCTCCCAGTGTTCCGGGTACAGCAGAGACGGCTCCAACTAATTTCATAGCTTGGCCCATACCGGGGTTAATCATAGGAGACACCATAGCTTCTACTGCTGCTTCTGCTAAGACTGAGGTGTAACTGATATCATCAGTAATCCCAAGTCCCTTCATTCTATTCTGGTTAAAGAACTCTGCAATACCACCACTAATTGTACCTTCAGCCGAGTCAGCTAGTCTATTTACAGAAAATCTTTTTAATCCGCTCCAGCTTTGATACCTATTCTTAAATAAGACGCTCTTAACTAAAGTTGGTCCTAAGTTTTCTGGCATCCAATGTTGGGCCTGTCGTCCGTATTTTGCACTAGTTGCTAAAGCTCTACCCGCTACTCTGGCAGCTCTGCCTGCCTTTGCGAACTTATATCCTCTCAAGGCTGTCTGTCCTACCTTAGCAGCTATAGCTCCTACTGTTCCAATACCACCTGTTGTAACTAATAAACCTAGAGAAAGAGCGATAGATCCTGCCATATCTGGATCATCTAAAATACCATTTACAATAAAGTTTTTACCCCATTCGTATTGTCTTCCGAACCATCCGCTTCTTCTATCAAACTCTTGTTGACTTTCAGTAATAGCAAGGAGCTGTTGTCTTTGCTGAAGCTTAACAAAGAACTCCATAGGGTTTCTAGCATCCTTAACAATTTCAGCAATACCAGAATCTCCACCTAAAGATAGAGACATAATATTGTATAATTCCGGATCTGATTCCTTAAAGACTTCTATAGCTGAGTCTACACTCCATCCCTCTGGTGGCTCATCGTTTAGTATATCTTCTGGTCCACCTACAGCTAAATCATAAATTGGAATATCATCTACCGAATAATTCCAAAACTCAAGATTCCATTGCGGACCTTCAGCACCTGACGTTAAGATTTCTTCTTGTGCGTCGGTTAAATCCAAAATAGTGTTTTCATATTTTTCTAAGTCTCTACCACCTACTGCTTGCTGGGAAACCATTTGCTGGAAACCCTTATCTCTGGAAGTAAAACCTCTAGTGAGTTCAGTTTTCATTTGTTGCCTAGAAGCTTCTGCTGTATGCATCATGCCCCTGACAATTTCTCCTGAATCTATATCTTGGAAGATAAGGGGAGATTCAAATGCTGCTGCATAATCAGGTGTATCTTTATAGAAGGGGATTTTTTCTACTGTCCGAAGAGCTTTATCTCTTCGCTCTCTTAACATTTCCTCTTCTACTATACTTCCTGTAGTCAGCGGAATGGGCGTATAAGCCCAAGTGTTGTCACTCATCTAAAGTGTCTCCTTTAAGAATTAATGTTGAGGTACTGTACGTTGTTCTGGGGTTCTACCCATTTGATCCCCCGGATAAGTTAATTGAGGATCTCCCATAGGTACAATAGGTGATGCTAATGCTGCCTCAGGCTTATTGTATTGACCGACACCTGTTCTAGTAAGGCCGTCTCCGTGATCAGAAATTGGGTATTTACTGCTTGCTGGACCTGCGTCTCCTAATCCTCTATACATTCTGCCCTTATCATCTCTTAGTCCAAATAACTGATAAGGCAATACCCATGCAAGCTCTAAACTTGCATTAGGTACTCCTTTATCTGCACTTGTTGAAGTAAGTACTATACTCATTTCCGTATCTGGGGACATGATAGACGGATCACCCATGTTTACTTGTCTAAAATCTATTTTAGCAGTACGATATTTTCTAATCTTTGTTCCTTCCAGTACTTCTCCCCCCAGACTAGTAGCGTTTGCTATGATTCCTCGTGAGCCCGGACGTAGTTCTAAGATTCTTTCATGTAGTCTAGCATATACTTCACAATGAAGATCAAGTAAAGTAGGCTTGTATGCTTTAATACTTCCTTCTAAACTTAATCTATCTCTTCTTGCCAATCTAAGCTGGGCCGCACTTGTCTCTCCACTGGAGTAGTCTCTTATTACCCCATCTATAAGTTCGTCGAATATAACTTGAACTTCTGCTTCGGTTGTTCCTCTAGGAGAAGCTTCTATTAAAG